ACTTTGATTGCACGACCTTCGCAAACGAACAAGTCACCGACTGTTAGTTCGGTGTTAGCCGCAGAACCTGCACCAACAACTGCTGTAGCACCTGCTGTTACTGTGAATGTACCTGTCAGGTTAGACTGCCATGCGCTTGAAGATGGGCAAGTAGAAACTTTTAGAGAGTTTCCGAGTGCGCCAGCATACTTAGCAACCCAAGGACCAACGTTGAATGATGCTGTATTAATATACACATCTTCGTTCTTGATGAGTTGACCAGTACCTGCTGTGCCTGAACCTGTAGTTGCTTCAGCGGTAGCGTTCAATGCTGTGTTTGCAACACGAACGACATACAAAGGCGCTGAATAGCCAAGGTAGTTAGCCGCAGACAAAAAGTCAACTGCGTTTGTTGAGTTTGGTTTACCAAATTGTGCTACTAGATCAGCCTCAGACTGAACTGGAGTTGCTTTTTCAATAGGTCCCCAACGGAATTGTCCTGAAAATGCACCTGTTGTTGTTGCAACGGTGGCTTGTGAGGAAACAAGGTCTTGTTCGGTGATCTTGATTCCTGGTGAGATGAGACTTATAGCCATTGATTTCTCCTTGTTTTTATAATGATGTGTTTGATACGGGTATTTTCATTTTATTTATAAAAAATCGGATTTGTATCTGTCCTCATACCAAACTTGCCCTGTGCTGTCTATGATCTTTTGATCATTTTCATCATCACCGTTATTTATAAAGCCAAAAGGCGTCACTTCTTCCTCGATCATTTTGATTCTAGTTTCATATAATTCTTTTCTCAAATTCACATTTGTCAATTCTTTGAAATATGAATTTGTTGTCAGCCATGAAAATAAAACTAAAGGCATGACAAGGTCATCATGATAACCTTCGTCCGCCATGTAAGAATTCTTTCTTTGAATGAAAGTAGATATTTCCGAAATTGTATCTGCATCATGTATTAATAATTTTTTCTCTTCTACCATAGATTTAAAGTTTGAGCAACCGATTCTCTTCACTTTTTTGTCCGTAGTTACTCCCAACTGTGTCTTACCTCCACCAAAACCTCCGTTGACAACTTGTCCTGAAGTGGTTCTGGTAACAGATATGATATTTTCATATTCATAATCTCCGTAGAGAATCTCTGCAACTTGTTCTGACGTATTGATTTCGACAAGAACGTATGCTTCATTGAATTCTTTTGCTACTTTGTAAATGATTGACGGATAAAGTAGAGGACTAATCTTGTTGTCCCTATATTTTCCGACTAATTTATATGGCATCTGAGTAGCATCAATGATTTGAAATGCGGAATAGTCTTCACCAACACCTTTTGCGGTGTCTGCGACAATTACATAAGTGTGATCTTTTTGTGCAGATTCATAAACATCAAGTCCATCTTTGCTATAGATTGTCGGAATTGGTGACATTTGTGCAATTGTGTCTGCGGCAACAAGTGTAAGACTTGAACCCAAGAATTTACACAAGACTTCTTGGTTGAATTTGAGTTCACCGAGCAATCTACGTTGTTCTTCAGCCCACTCTTTAGTGCGTCCAGGAATGTCCCAATACGGAATGAACAGATTGACAAATCCATTGAGATTTTGATCCGCTTCATTCCAAAACTTCCAGAAATGATTGTACCCAAGAGGTGTAGATGACAGTAAAATCTTTGTGGTTTCACCAGCAGAGATTGTAGGATAGACTGAGGTGAAGAATTGTTCAGCAATGTTGTTTGGAATGATCGCCGCCTCATCAACGTATAGTAAGTTTACAGACTTACCACGAATACCTGATGCGCTTGTTGCCGCTGTGAAGACAATTGATCCGTTTTCGAGTGCAATGTCACCTTTGTTCCATGTAGTTACACCTTGCTGTAGCCAAACAGGAAGGTTCTCATACATTATTTGATAACGATACAATACTTCTCGCGCGGCTGTAGCCTTGTTTGCAAGAATCGCAACTGTCTTGCTTTCCTGGAAAATGGTATACCAAAGGATATACGCCGCAGAGGTGGTAGTCTTGCCCTGCTGACGCCCTTCCATCAGAATGACTTTGCGATTGTTGTGAATCACATTGACTTTGTTTTTCTGACATTCGTATAGTTTGAATGGCTGAAGACCATGGTCCAGAGTTACAATCTTACAATAAGTTTCGATGAAGTATATCGGATCGCTTGCACATTTCAGATATTCTTCAATCTGTTCTTTTGTAAAATTAAGTGGTACTCCGGCAGCCTTTAGATTTGCATTTCCTAGATATTGTTTTACACTCATCTTTTAGATATCAATTTTTGTAGTTCTGCTGTGCTTCCAACGAATAATGCATTCGTTACGTGAGTTGGACTTGATTGTTCTTCGTCTTTTTTCTGTTGAATATCTTTTTTTGCTTTTGCAAGATTCAATAAGTCTTTGTTTGTCTCTGCTAATGTTTTGATTAACTGTCCGACAACTTCATATGCTCTTGGAGATTCACCTTCTTTTGCTAAGAAAGTTAAATTCTCCATTACGTCTTTGCCATTGTCAATTAATGTGCGTAGATTCTTTCGTGCATATTCATAGTCATCGTCAACTTGTGTAGTTTCTTCGACAACTACTAAGGGTTTCTCAGTAGTTGAAAGTTGCACATTTGGAACAATATCAAAGATATCGTTGAGTTTTTCGTCTACTGTCTTCTTCATAGTAAATGATTATTCTCCGTAACAGTTTCAGTAATCTCAAAAGATGCATCACCTTCAAATGTTTGAGTGGTAATGATTGCTTCTTCAATTCTTGTGCGAACATCGGCTCTATCAATGTATTTGTATTTCTGTAAAGGACCGAATAGATAACCTTTAACAGTAAAATCAAACTGCCAAGTTAAAACTCTGCGACTATCAAAGTCACCTTCCCATTGATCGTCTGAAGTTACGCTATTGAGTTCAATTGGAATGTCCATTGTGATGCCTAGATCAGGCAAAATCTTCATCGTGACTGTCCAATCTGGCGTGAAGAATGGAACAATTTGTTCTACAATCTGTGTGCCATCTTCTGCGTTTTTAACAAATGCGTTTAATTGAAACTGCATGTCATATGGTACTGGCGCGTATGTAAAACCAAAATCGTTACCGCCTGTGTTTTGTCCTTTGACAAATTTATGTGCAGTATTAATCTTTCGACTAGGCGCATATGACATAGACATAAATTCAAATCCTAATCTAGGATTTGTAACTGCAATTTCTCTGTTCAGCGTAGGATCGCCATAAATTCTTTGATAAAATTTCTGCTTTGGACCATACTCAATAGGAACATTTAAAGTTTGTGCAACGTTGCCGCTTATATCATAGCGTTCAATTTGAATCTCATTGAAGAGATTACCAAACATAATTACAAAACGTCTAAGCGTTCCGTGATAATAATCGTGACCGAACATCATAATTAGTAAGTCCTTGTAAGTGCAAATGGATTCAATTCGGTAAAGTCAACAACATCGTCATCAACAAGTTTTTCTCCGAGTGCTTCATTATCTGCTGTTGCGTCATATGTAATAACAGTATCGCCTTCTTTGACAAAGAATGTGCCGTCTTCGTTGAGCATGAAGTCTCCATCTTCAAGAAGTGCTTTCTCTAGATTTGCGGTTGATAGACTGTATTGATCTTCAATGCCATCAATATCTCCAACTTCAGTATTGAGTTCTTCACTAGAGTATTCGAATCTATCGCAACGCAATTCGTATGTAAACAGTTTGCCCAACTGAAAGAAATTTTCAATGTTTTCGGTAAACTTAATTTCATACATGTATTTCATCATAGGTATCCAAATCAAGTCGCCTTCGCGAGGACGAATGATTGCTTCATAATCCCATGCGTCTGATACATCATAAAGAAGTTGTTCGCCATCTTCGTTGATTAGATTGTATCCGTATTCTGTTAGCAAAGATGTTTTAAGTGACTGTCCAAATCTTTTCTGTGAAACTACAAAAGTGATTGATTCATCAATCTGTAGACCAAACTTTGAAATGAAGTCTTCTTGTCCTTGAAAACCATCGAAACTCTTTACAAACAATTCCATTTCAATCGCATCTTCAAATTTAGATAAAGTATCTTCACCATAGATTTGATCTAAATTTTGAAATGTTCGAGGCAAGTAATAGCCTTGAATGCCATACGTCTTGATGGATTCAATAATTAAGTCTTCTAAAACATTTTGCTCAGTATTGGTGTTATACTGATTAAAATAGCGATTTCTTGCCATGTGATTAGCCGATCATGTCTGAAACAGGCAGAGAGTAAGTGTTGATCATCTCTTCCTCTAACTTACGTATTTCTTCGTTTGCCTCTTCCCAGATTTTTTGTCCGTTAAATGTAACTCCGCCAGGCATTGTCATGCCTTCGAATTTTTTGAGATTGTCGCCCCATTGTCTTTTGATCAATTGTGTAGCATAGTTTTGTAGCCAACGATCAGTCCAAACGTCTGTATAGACTTCAGGATCAACTAATTGATATGCTTCAACAACAACGTATTCGCCAACCGTTGTTTTTTCTAGCCATGCCATATCAATATAAAGTTTATTGATATGACGATTATATCTGAGTGCTTGCTTGCCTACAAATAGTTCTTCGGCAAGTGCTACGTTTTGCAGAGCCATATAGTATGGTGCATAACTTGTAGAATTGAATGCGTATAGATCATTCAATGAAATTTGATATCTCAGATTGAAAAGATTGTTGGTAGAATAGGAATCTCCAATATCAAAGATGTTTACAACACCAATAATGTTTTGCGGTATTGTCAGATACTTATTCGTTTGATCTTGTGCTGTAATTTGATAGAGTAAATACGTCTTTTCAGAACCATCAAAATGATAATCGTGATAATATGCGAGTGCTTCGTCAACTCTGTCTTCAACTTGATCATTATCAACGTTGATTTCAAGAACAGGCTTGCCTAGTTTTTTTAGGCAGTATTCAATGAAGTCTTCTCTAGAGGTTGGTTTTGCCATGAATGTGGTCCTTTAAATTTAACACCTCTATTTATAATTCGGGAGAAAATAAAAAACCCACCGAGTGGTGGGATTTTTTATATAAAACCAAAATTTAAAATTTAATTAAATATTTTATTTTTTGAATTATACTTTTTGGCTGTTTTTCTAGAGGTAGATTTTTTATGGGAGTTTTTTTCACATTTAAAACAATAAACATATCTGGACTATAGATTGTTCCTGATGCAAGTATCTTCGGTCCTTCAACTTTAGCGTGGTTTTTAGACTCTGCTTCGAGACAAATTAAAGTTCCTTTGTTTTTATTTGGATTTAAAAACTCTATATCGTAATATTTTGACATCAATAAATTCCCAACATTAAATATTTTTAAGTGGCATTGGTAGGATATGTTCTAGGAGATGCTCCTCCATAGATAATTCTTACGCCTCCAACTGCACCATTACCCTGACCGGAAATATAACCGTAGTGGAAACTTCCTCCACCGCCACCTGGAGCGCCTCCTTGTCCTCCACCACCCGGACTACTAAAAAATGTTCCTGTGTCACCTCCAGAACCGCCACCACCACCAGCGCCATTCGATCCGCCTGCGCCGGCCGGACCTTGACCATAAAGTCCTGTGCCGCCACCGCCTCCGGTTCCATAAGTGCCACCAATGAATCCATGGCCACCACCACCGCCCGCGCCACCGGTACCTGGAGATCCTGCACCACCAGTGGAGGTATTGGAATTTCCTCCCTTACCTGCGTATCCTCCGGCGCCAGCGCCAGCGGCATTGTTATTTTTAATTGAATCGCCTCCATCACCACCTCCATCACCAGTATAAGTTCCTCCTGGTCCGTTGCCGCCCGGTGGTCCGCCTGTTCCTCCAAATCCAGCAACAGTTCCAGTGCTTGAAAAATATGAAGTGCCGCCGTTGGTTCCAGTGCCGCCGGTAGACAGTCCACGGGCGCCCACAACTACTGTATATGATGAACCTGGAGATACGGGAATATTATTTTTCCAACCAAGTCCTCCGCCACCACCGCCACCCCAATCTGAACTGGCGCCAGCGCCACCGCCTCCGCCCACACACACGACAGCCACGCTTGTTACACCTGCTGGAACTGTAAAAGAATATGTTCCTGCGGTTGTATATACCGTTTCTCCTGCGGCTACGAATGGAGTGACACTATTGCTAGGAGAACTTTCTGCGCTGTATCCTACAGCATTTTCGGCGGCCACAGTAAATGTATATGAGGTTCCTGTTGTGAGTCCTGATACTGTAATCGGTGAAGATGCTCCTGTCGCAGTTTGTCCTCCGCTACTTGTTACTCTATATCCTGTAATTGGTGCACCACCATTATTTCCCGGCGCAGTAAAAGTTACAGATACTTGAGTCGAACTAGTTGCAGTTGCAGTTCCAATTGTCGGAGCATCAGGAACTCTTGCGCCTGCTGATCCAATTAACATATTTCTTACGCTCATATTTTATTTTCCTTAGTTAAGATTTATAGTTAATCTATTCAATTTAACTTATTAGATTAAGTCAATCCACCGCCGTTGATTACAAACTCACCAGACGCAACGCAAAGAACTGTTGCAATACCTCTTTGTGCAAGTGTTCGTGTGCCTGTGTTTGAAGTACCGGCTTGTCTTAATGTGACGCTTGCGCCTTGTAAAATAGAAATTGAACTGCTTGAGTTATTGTAAATTGTAACCACTTGACCAACGGTGAATATTGCGTTTGGAACAGTTACGTTACCTGTAGCAGTTACAGTCTTACCACTATCGGCAAGAACAAGTGTATATGAACCTGTTGTAGCATTCAGAGGAACTTCACGAACGTTACCTTTGCTGTCGTAAATGTCACCACCAGCATAAACATCTTCTGCGATACCTGCACCACCAGAGACAATCAACGCACCTGTTGTGGTGCTTGAAGATGCTGTGCTGTCAACTGCTTTTAAGGCACCAACTTGAAGTGTTGAGTATGTTGCGCCTGAGAAGTTAACGGTGTTTGCAGGTTCGTTTGCAATGCCGGCGAACAGTTTGTAAATACCAGAATCACTTGCATCGCGAACGAGACCAGTATACTTAGTGCCTGACGATGTGTATTCGCCAACAATACCTAAATCAAGTATGTCAGCGGCGTTGTTTGAACCAACGAAAATAATTGGATTGTCAACTTGCAGAGATGATGTAGAAACTGTGTTACCGCCACCACCAAGTGTAATTGTACCGGTAATTGCTACGTTACCACCAATGTTCAAGTTACCCACAAGACCGATACCACCGTTAACTGTCAAAGCACCTGTTGTTGTGTTTGAAGATTGTGTATCAATTTCAATGTGAATGTTTTGACCTGGAGTAATCACCATCTGAGTGTTATTTGCAGGATCATCGAAACCTTCAGCAGAGAAAATGATCTTGTTGCCTGTACCGTTACCACCAGTACCAATTACAAGGTCACCGGATTCAGTTGTTCCGACTGGTGCTTGATACAGAAGATACGCATCGTCCGCTTTAGTAACGCCATAAGCACCTTCAGCATAGTTTTCTGAGTTAACGCCCATCGATACCCAACCTTGGTCGGTGTTACCTGAGTGGTGAATTGCAATAAATTCTGCGTATGAGTTTGCGCCTGTGTTTGTGTTAACAACAAGCATATCAGTTGCGGCATTTGTATTAGCAATACCAAATACTTTGTGAGTAGTTTGATCATCGCCTTTTGCGGCTACCCAAACTGAAAGTTCTCCACCAGCACCAATGTGTTCGTCTGCGTGAAGGTCAACGGTTGCTCGAACGCCTTTTGATATTTCAAAATATCCGTTTGATGAGAAAAATGTTGCGTTATTTGCACCAGAACCAAATGTTGTATTGCCACTTAATGTCGTTGCACCAGTAACGCTAAGAGTTCCTGATGATGTTACGTTTGGTGTGCTTACTGCACCCGATACAGTCAATACATTGGTTGACGTATTGAAAGTTAATCCGGAATCATCTATCAGTAATCCTGCTGAACTAACCACAGGTATCCTACCTGAAGTTAAATCGCTAAGAGTTATTGTATTCGAAGTAATTCCGGTTGAATATAATAAATCTATTGTTCCTGTGTTAGAACTTATATTAGCAGGAAATAATAGTGTGGAACCTCTAGCAGGAGGACTATCTCCTCCAGTAATACTACTAAGCGTATTTGCTACTTCATTATGTGCTGATCTAAACTCATTAAAAGTATTAGATAATTGGACGTTTGTGAATGCTGTCATGGTTATTCTCTCTCTTTAGTGATTTTTAGCAATAAGGTTTTAATTTCTGTCAGATCGCACTTAATCTGGTTGATTTCAGACTTTACCGCGTCTATTTCTGAACTATTCTTATTTATATCAATTAACTTACGTCTTTGAATTTTATACTTCAAAAGTGAGTCAATGTCCGTGTTCAAAATAGCCTTTGAGTGAGTGTCTCTCTCTGTAAAGCCCCTAACCGGCTCCGAAACAATAAGTTTATTTGTTGGATTCATGTGCTTAAGCAAGTGCGATAGCCCTCAAATCTTTTACCTTAGGTGCAATATTTGCACTACTTGAGGTAAACACGACTTTGATGGCAAAGTATTTGTATCCGTTGAATGTTCTGCCGTCAGGTGTGGTATATGCAACTTCATTATTTAGGACTTTATAAATTTCTTGTCCTGATGCAGAACCACCAAATCCGCTTTCAACTGTCAAGAAGGTGTTGTTTGCAATCGTTGCAACAACTCTTTCTGTTCTAGCAGTACCAACAGCAATTGTGTCTCCAATTTTTAAATCTTCAATGAAGCGAGTAGATGTGCCATTCACACTAGTGCCAGTAGTTACGCTAACTGTTCCTGCTAGTAATTCTGAGCCTCCAGTTTTTGCTACTGAAGGAACCACATACTTCTCTTCTTTGAATACTTCTCTGTCGGAGGTAAATGTTTCTGCACCAACCAATGACATTTCTGTGTAGAATTTGTCATCAAAACTGTCCGTATCGTTTTCGTTCAGAAGTTTGCAGTATACTTTGATACCTGTTCCTGCTGGACGATTGATGTTCAAATAAACAGCCAAGTCAGTTGCTTCAAACCCGTCATTCAGTTCAACTGCGCGAGTAATGTATCGTGACTCTGAAGAGTAAGGACCGCTTGGATTTTCTTCTCTACGAATCTGGATTGTCTCACCAGCACCTGATGTGGTGAAGTTTGTTGCAACTGTCAGGTATGTGTTGTTGCTGATTTGCTGAATTCTACGGTATTCATCTCCAAAATAGGCATACTCACCAGCAAATACAGTATTTGCAAAGTCAGTAGATGAGCCAACTACAATATTTGAACCGCTGTTGAACGTTACTGTGCCTGTAATGTCGGTATATGTAGAGTTGTTGATAATGTTCTTTGAGAATCCAAAACGAATGTTTTCATTATCAACATATGGCGTTACATACTGATTGTTTGTTGTTAGTGTTGCTCTCAATTGTAGAGATTTAATGTTATTTGTTGTCTCTGTAGTTGATGTTGCAATTTTTCTTCTAGATGCAAGAATTAGACGTTCATAGTTCTTAATGTCTGTCCAGTCAGAATCAACAACGTTGTTTTCATCGATTGTTTTAATCTGATATTGAATATTTGTGTCGGAAAGAATCTGATCAGAAATCATTGCCTGTAGAGCGTCATATGTATATGCGGCGTTTATAGGAATATTGTTCCAATATGCAATCTTAGATGTGGTATCAAACTTAGCAATTCTCATAGTAAACTTAACATCTAAGTTTTGTTTAGCCGTCCAAGTTCTATCATTCGATGATGTGAATAAAACACCAGTACCATAAGCGGCTTCAATTCTTGTTCCGCGTTCTGCATCTGAAATGTCTACTTCACCAAGTTCCGCTACCCAAATTGCAAAATCTGGATCGTTTGCTTCTGGCTTAATACAGAATGCATATTCATTTCCTGGACCAAGATAGATTGGATTCTTAAATGTAAATTTAGTTGCACTTGTAGCATCTTCAGAAACGTTAATGCTCGCATTGTTAACGATTGATTTATCACCAATACCAATTACTTTAGCACCAGGATAACCATTCACCATTTCACGAATTTCCACACTAACATTTCTTGTGTTGTCTCTAGACTTAGTTCTGAAAAACAGATCAATAGATGTTACATAGAATCCAGATGGATATGTTTCTGAGTCAACGAAGAACGACTGAGACAATGGATCCCAGTTTCTTGGTGGAGGTGGCGGAGGAATAAACTCGCTATTAGTTGTAACTCGGTTCTCATTAATTGTTTGTCTTCCAACAATCTGAATTGCGTCTGCACTATTGAAACTTACATCAAATGGTCTGCTGTTAATTGTAATTGCACTCTTAACTTGAGTAAGTGCTTGAGCGAAGATAGTATTTCTAGCACTAGTTAAGGTTGTGCCTTCAGCATTTGTTGGACTGTCTGTTATTCTAAATTCTCTTTGACCAACGAAGAATGTATTTGATGGAACTGTAAACAACAAATAAATTTCATTGTTTTCTACACGCATATCTTCAGAAGCGCCGTCTTTAATACTAATCCAATCAGTATTTTCTCCGCTAATTGTTCCATCATTGTCGAAGTTTTCGTTAACTAGTTCTACTAGTGTTTTTGTTCCAGTTAAACGAATTTGTTGGCAATGTTCGGTAACATCAATATTGTCAAAGAATGCATAAATTTTAGATTCACTCTTCAAACCTGTAGCATGAATAATGAAATCTCTGCTTCTCATATAAAGAGAAGCAATTACATCAACAACTCTATCGCTAGAAATTGTTTGAGTTGCACCCTGTTGTGCAGATGCCAATTGCTGTGCAAGAGACTGAGTAGTTCTTTGCAATTGAGATGTAATTCTCCAATTACCGGATATCGTTGATTGCGTAGTGCCTGCAACGAAACTTGTTTCAGTTGGTCCTGTTAGGAATTGATTTAATGGAGCAACTTCAGAGTTCCACGCATCAACAAGTGCTGCCCAGTTATCCGCTTCTCCAGTATCATCATATATGATTGCTCTATCTGGATCATTTGTAGTCTCTACCCAATTGTCTACGAATGGGTAAATTGACATATCTCCCGTCCAAATAAAGTTAAGTTCTTCTGCAAGTCTTAACTGACGGGAAGCATATGGCTGAGTGAGTGTGCTAACTGCAACTTCAGTATAAGGCAACATTATTTTATTGCCATCTTGCAATTCTGTTGTAGAAATTGCAGAGTTATATCTGAATGCGGTATTATTTGCGTTGTCTTGTTTCGCAGTTACAAAGCGATTCGTTCTGTCAATAGATGCAGACCAGTCTGGACTCGAAACGGCTGATACTGAATATCCAGTAAATGCGTCAACAAGAATACCATTCTTGAATCTATCAAGTCCAACTTCATCAATTTCAGTTTTGTCTGAGGCTTGCTTTTCTAAGAAAGAAAGTGTGGTGAAGTATTCTAGTTTTTCAATTCGGTCGTTCATCTTAGAGATATCACGCATCGTGAATCTCTTGTTCTTCTTCAACTTAATGCGAACGTCTTTTGGACGAGAAGGATATGCAGGAATAATAACTTCAGCAATTTCAAGTGTATCTGGAAGTTTAGGTGGAGCAAATGGAGCCTGATTGCCTCCAGCCGCTGGCACACCATTGTTGACACCAAATTGTCCTTTACTGTTTACATACAGAGTAACAATTCTACCTTTGTAGTAAATTAAGTCTGCATCAAAATCTGATGAAGGCTTAGGCGTATGAAGACCGCCAAATGGAACTTGATAAGTTCCAGGATCGGCAGGGTTGACGCCCGTAGCCGCAGTTTTAATTGGTCTAAAGTCTACGCAATTACGCAGATCATATAATCGTTTTGTAATTGGACTTGTGAAAGTTGGTATGTTAACAGTATTAATTGTTGTGTTTGACGTTGCAGTATCATCAACAGGATACGAATCTACTGACGCATAGCCAAGACCTTGTGAAGTATCGTGTGTAAAATGATCAAATACAACTAGTAAACGACCTGTTGGAACTACACCTGCTTTAGGTGTAATTGTTGCATGTTCGTAAGAGTAATCTGTTTGACCATTATTAACTGAATAACTTGAAGTAACGTTTGTGTTACTTGTGGATGCCGCAATACTAAAGTTTGAAGACTGATAAATTGCATGAAGTTGATACAAGTCACCATAACCCAAACCAAATGGACCTGCAAGTCCGTTAGGATGTGTATTGGGGTTGATGTTTGCTTGTGTTTGATAATTTAATGTCTTGCGTTTTTCTCTCGCATTTGAACGGTCCATTGTAGCAACAATGTCTGCGGTAAATGTTGCATTCTCCTGAGTGCTAATAATAACTGCACCTGGCGAAGTTACATTAATAGTGCGTGACGATGCTAGTCCACCAACTTTGTCCATAGGAATAGTATAACCAGTCGGAAGAATCTTGGTGAATGTGTTTGCACTTGCGCCTGCTGTGTGATTAGATTCAATTGTCAAAGATGTGTTGTTTGAAATTGAAGCAACTTTAACTTCTTCACCGTTAATCTTTAAAACGTCACCAATGTTAACGGCTGATGCAAATACTGTAGAAGAACCAGTTACGATCTTGGTGCCAGCAGTAACGCTTACAGTTCCAGTAAGGGCTGCCGTTTCAACGTCTGTACCTGAATTATTTACAATAATTTGATAGTATTCGTTTTTTTGTGTCGCAGTTAGTAAATCTGTGCCAACAAAAGTTTCGCTAGAATCTGATGTTGCAACTGTGGCAGCACCTGCGTTGAAGGTAACTGTAAATTTCTTTTTGAATCTAAATCCAGATTCTACGTTTTCTTCAGCATCTCTAACCGTCTTAATTGCACCATATGGTAATTTAAATATAAGAGCGTTGAATGATGTTTCATTTAAGACTGCACCAGTCGTACCTGTTGCAATAACAATGTCAGCATAACGCTTTACTGTTGCAGAATCATAAATTGCACGAACATCAGAGAAAACTTCTCCTGCACTCATTGTAACTTCATACAAATACATGTTGTATTTTGCTGAAGCAGTACCTTGAACACCACTTACATATTCGACCGCACGAACTCTTGCTTCACCAATTTTGCTGCCGCTTACGCTTGCCGCAGAATATGTTCCATTTGTAATAACTTGTTGTGCGGTATCATACAAATCAACTTTTGTGGATTCTTCAAAATCCCATGCTCCACACAATTCATTGACTTCAATGTATTGTCCGTAGTTGATTTGTGTTTTTGTTTGTTCAACATATTGTGTTGTCAAACCTTTTTCGGCTTCAATGTAATTCTTAGCAATAAATTCGCTTCTATATCCATCAACGTATGCCGTAAATGGTTCAACTTCAAATAAAAGAAGATTGTTGTTACCACCATCTGCTAATGGGTAACGACCACCATTGCTAGACTGTAGTAAATGTTCTCTAACAGTTACAACTGGATCGTTGATTGTATAGTCTCCAGCCTCTTCTGATGTTCTTTGTGCAAGTGCATCTTCAAGTTTACTTTCAACTTCAATGTTCTTTCTCTTCTTGGCGATACCATTTTCAATGTCTAGAACAGTAACAAAATCTTCATCCGATACTGTCGCACCAAGCGCAATTTTTGTAAGTACCGTATCAATTTTAAGTCTGTCTGCACCTGGCGCTTGAAAGTTTGGTGTGCCTTGTGCATTATCTAGCAATGATTGATCTTCAATGTAATCCACAAAAGATTTTTGTGGAACGAGGCCAATCTTATATGAAGGAATGTTTGTATATTTGTCAAGAATCAATGTCTGTGTTGTATTCTTAACAAAATGGTCTGCAAGATAAACAACACCTTCAGACACAGTAATTTTTGAGCCTTTTGTATATTCGGCTTCTGTTGCAAGACCTTCATTAACAAGTGTTGATGTTGCTCTTGTCGTTGCTGTGTTTGCGTATGATCTTCCAGTTACGTTTGAAGTAAATACAACTTCGTTTTCTTGGAATTTTGTTAAACTTCTATTATCAAGAATTGCAGTAACGTTAAGCGGAACAGTTGTTCCAGTATTTGCAACGGTTGATGCACCACCTGTTACAAGTGTTCCATTTACGTTGGCTACAAGAATTCTATTCTGACCAGTAATTGGATGAATGAAAGTTGTTTTAATGACTGCTGTGTTGCCACTATCAAATGTGATAGTGTTTCCTGGTGTAAGTATTGTAGCCGCATTGTTTACAGTAAGAACTACACCACCAGATGTTTGATAGTTAATGAACAAGGTTTTTGGATCGGAACCGTCAAGGTCAGAAACAATACCGCAATATGCAGTAATGCCGCTATTTGATCCAAAGATAGTTTTACCCTCAAAAGCATCAACGTCAACATCACCACCATTAAAAGTAGATTGAAGTTTAACGTAGTCAACGTTTAAGTCTAAATTTTGTTCACACCCATTGATTAAAGCGCCTTGCTTGAAAAAATATTCAGCAAAACGTTTAGTTTGCGCCTGTTGAAGAGTCTGTGCTTGTGTGAGTTCTCTAGCCTGAACTGCGCGTCCAGGAACGTAGAGAACTCTTACAAACTTCTTATCTTCATCATAATCATCAAAGTATGGGCTGGTGTTTAACTCTACACCACCAGGATTTGTATTAGCCATTCAAATATTTTCCAACTAACTTTAAATTAGAACTGAATAATTAGTTTAACGTCTTCAATCTGATCGGATGCTCTTGAAATAGGTACACGGTTCTCAACGTAGATGATATCGCCAGAATATGGGCGAAGTCCTGGTGTGTCGATTACAGAGATTGTACCGGATGCGCCAGAAGTGCCACCTGAAACTGAAGCGCCGTTAGCGAATGCCAAGTTCAGAGGTAGTGTTGAATAAACATGGGAGTTTGTGTTGTCCCACTCAACAACTGTAGCGGTGTTAGAACCACTTGTGAGGGTTTCATCAAGTGTGAATGGACCACTTGAAACACCAGTCAGGCTATACTTGAATGTCTGACGATATGAAGAAGCAACTGCGCGAGTTGTGGTGCCGTATGTATATGGATCGCGAACGATACCTACTTGACGGAATTCGTTAGCGGTAGATAGAGTATTAGACTCATTGCCATCTAGACGAACGTTCAAC